TCCCCTGTCTGGATTTCGTTCTCAATGTGACGTACCTCCTCCTTAACTATATCCAAGTTGAGGTCGTTTGCTATAAACTCTAATATATCTCGTGTCATTACTTGTTGATTTTAGATTGTATGTGTGCTTGTTGGAATAGTGCTACTTTCTCCTCCAATGTTTTGGCGGTCATTTTGCCACATAGAGGTACGCACTCCGTATAATACTTGTCGCCCTTTTTAATAAACTTTTTGCCGAAAACGATACGCTCGGTTGCATCGTGATACTTGCGTCCTTTATATCCCATTGTTTGGCGGTCTGGCGAGTCGATTAGTTGACTACCGATGTACTTACCTCGTCCGTTGTAGTGGTCTACGTGATAACCTATAATTTCGAAAACTGTGTCCATATTATTTGTATTTGTGTCTGTCTAACATAGGCAAGGTTTTTAAATTAACCAAACCTATGTACATTTTTTTTAAATTTGCGGACTCCAATGCTCTGGACCTAAGTCGTTCCAAGGGTTAAATGCTTCTCCATATATCTCCTCCTCCAGTTGCTTTCCGTAGTCTGTCAGTATCGCTTCGACTTGATTGTCTGCCACTAGGAAACTATCTATCTCCTCGACTAGATCACTGTGTACATCTGCTTTGTCTAGCAACCAATTAAAAGTAAATTCTCCAACTTCTTCTAATTCTACATAAAAATAATGCTCTGGATTTTTCATCCATTCCTTAATATCAAAAATCGTGACAGGTTCGTGGTGTTCGTATAACATTGTATTAAATTTGATTGTTTACTATGATTTGCTCGATTGTTTCGATTTTGTTTTGAACAAACTCTACTTTTAATCGTGATGTGTCTATTGACGCTTGAATAGAGTCAAACTCTTTATTTGATGCGCCTAATTTGTTTCGTTCCATTTTGCATATAAACGTCTCTAGTTGTTGACGCTCGTCAAATGCTACTCGTAAATCGCTTACAAGTATTTGTTTGTGTTGTTTAGATAATTGTGTCATTGTGTTATAAATTTGTATTTGTTCCTTACAAATATACACAATCGTTAATAAGTACCAAATCTATCGGTCAATTTTTTTTCCTTTTTTTCGGTTTTTTTGCTTCGTATAGGTTTAAATCCTTGTAAGACGCTTTTCTGTTTGTTCTGGAGTAGTAATATGTTTGACTCCTTTGACTTGCAGGAATAAACTTAATACTAGCGTTAATTTCTTGTTTTGTTTTTCTTTTCATTGTCCTCGTGTTTGATATTCTTACAATGTTTGCATTGATTTACGCATCGCTCGTAACCCATAACATCTTCTATGCACAAACCTGTCCACTTATCTAATTGCATACTTTCCGTAGTTTGGTCTTGCTAATTTGTTTACTATGGAGTACCTACACGAGTCAATACTGTGATTGAATTTATCAATCGGCTTGTTTGTGAGGTTTCCATTCTTATCTTCTATGTACTTGTAATTTCTAAACTCCTTGATGGTATTGTAACTATCCTTATGCACGTGCAACTTGTACCTCCGCATCATATCAATACCTATGTTAATTGCTCCCTTTGCTGTACCTTTTACATTCCATCCCATTCTGTGGATTTCCTCAATACTTTTGGGTTCGGCACTATCTGCCCATATCTCGTCCCTTCTATCTAGTCCTATTCTACCCAACTCGTTGCCTATGTCTTGGTTAGTCATACCTGTCCTGTATATGTACTCCCTAAAATACATATTCATTCCATCTATCCACGTGCCTATCAATGTGGTGGGGTCATTACTATAACCAAAGTCCATACCATACGATACAAACTTTGCTGTCTCTGGAATGTCTGCTACTTCGCTAAAACTAAACACTAGACTTCTACTTTGTCCTCGTTCTCCTAGTCCGAACACCCTCCAATAATTTTCGTCTGTGTTTTTAAGTCTTTCAATCTCCGACTTGATCGTCTCGCCAATAAATGGATTGTCTTTGTAACTGGTCTGATAAAAGTCTACGTCATCTCGCTCTAGCACTTTATCATAAATCCAATGAAATTCATCACTAGGGTTGTAGTCTATCACTATACGTCCGCTTGTCCTAAATATCAACTGTTGCCAATCTTCGAAATTTAACTCGTTACATTCGTTGATGAACAGGAAGTCCCTTTTTCTTCCTCTAATTTTTTGCGGTTGGTCTAAACTAATAAACTCGACTAGGTTTCCATTGAGTCTATACTCGTGTGCGGACTTGCTATGCCATTCCTCATTGTACAAGTTATACATTTTAAGGATGTCGAAAAAATCTCGCATAACTGTACCTCGTAATGCAGGAAAGGTCTTTCTACATATTGTGACTATGTGTCCTTTGTTGTAAGTCGTATAATGCAATACAATAAACAACAGGATGTTAAACGTCTTACCGCTTCGTGTCCCACCCTGTTCGACTACTATTTTTTTGTTGCTATCTCTTAAATGTTCAAAAACTACATTAGTCTGTATCTTTGTCCTCTGCATTTTTTATTATCTCGATTTCAAACAACCTATCTCCATCTGCACCTGTAAACTCCTGCCTTTCGATGAACCCTCGCTTTTTGCCTTTAGTCTTTAGGTAAAAAATGGTTGCTGATGTGTTTCCTTCTAGAATTTGCTTGTGCAACTGCGACTCTGCCATATCTAGTGCTATTTCGCCTATGTCATCACACGCTTTCTTAAACTTTTCGTCATCATTGTAATAATTGTAGAATGTCTGCCTACTTATGTTAGCGTTCCTACACGCTGTCGTAACCACCCCAAAAGACTTTTCTAGGGCGGTCAACAACGCTTTTTTGTTAGTATCTGCTTTGCTCATATTAACTGAATAAATCGCTTTGTAACGACTTACGCTCCGACTCTGGGGTTGGGGTCGGTTTCGGTCGTTTTTTGTTTTTAAATTTAACGTATGCGTTTTGTTTGAACTCGTCCTCCCTGTCGAAATTCGTGTGGTTTTCGAGATGACAACCCTCCGTCCAGAAGTGGTCAAGACCTCGTCCCATACGCTTACCCTTACGAGTGTGTTGGTCAAATGTATAATCGGGCAACTCCAACAACTTTGCGTCGTGGTCGTTAAACACGTCACAAGTACACCAATCGACAAGGCGGGATTTTTGGCTACGCACCAACAATAGAATTGCGTGAATGAATTGCAAACGCTCTGGAGCGTGTTTGTCCTTTTTTTTGGCTAACTCGTTGTAAGTATTATATAAGGCGTGAACTGTTGCAGGTAGGTGGGGGTTGGCTAAACCAACGTCCTCACTTACCATAATTAGCATACGCTTCCACGCATATTTATGAAAACCTGACTCGTGTAATTCGACTCCGCAAAATAAAGCAACGTCCTCGTCCCCTCTGCGGATTGATTTTTGGAATGCTGAACTGCACTCGAAAAAATCGTAATTATTTTTTGTTGTAACTGTATAACTCATAATTTTAGTATTTGTATCTGTCTAATATAACCATATAAATCGTTATACCCAAATGTTAAAAAGGTACTCTTAATGATTTTTCCCATTGGTCATTTTTTTGTTTTACTCTTGGATTGCCATTACCCTTCGGCACGATCGCTTCGCCAAACGCTTTACGTAAAGTGATGTAACCATCCTTCTCTTTTTGGACTGTTCTATAATCGGCACAACCTCCAGACTGACCCTTGCTGTCTCGGAAACTAAAACTTATCATCTGATTGATTAAGCACTTTCTATTGTAGTGAGCATTTAACGCTGAATACCAATAGTCCTCGATTACATTCATATCCTCTGGAAACCAAAGGTTCTCGTCTTTAATTAAACCTATACCTCCACCGCTTACAAATCCTGTACACTTGTAGGGTTCGAGTCCGCTATATACAACAGGGTTTGCAATACGATTAAAGCCAAACAATTTGATGTTCGCATCTAACGCCATAAAATACAAGTCCTCTATATGACTATGTATTTCGTCACTTGGTATGTTTCTGCCTGTTACCATTGACTTGACACTTACTAGGTCATCATCTACTTGGAAACAATCGCCTATGTTATCTACTATCCATTGTCGCTTTGGACTTAATCCTACTACGCTGTCTGGATGCGTAATAATTTCGCAATCATTGTTCGCTTCGTACATATCCTTCTGTGACTCTGGAACGCATATCGCTGAACCCTTTATCATCTTAACTGTACTTACTCTATCTGCCCTTTTATGACTTACTATTACTGTTCTCATAAACCGCTTTTTGTAGTTCTTTAAATGTAATTACATTAGACATCCCTTTTGCTGTATTCTTAAAACTTTTTTCCTTGTCCTTGTCAAATAGGGTGCGAACAAACGCTTCCTCGATCGCATTGCTTGTAAATATAACGAACGCTGTGTGCTTTTCATCAAACTCCGCTACAATAGGATAATCGCAATTGTCATTATCATAAGTATCGTTTATTTCGTTTAACTCGGCTTGGTCTGCTACGCTTTGTGCTAATTCTAGTCCCCAATCGTCTAACTCGTCTAACTTCCATTCGTTACCTAACAAGTCATAGTCCCACTCTCCAAAGTTTACATTGTCTTTAATAATAAACTCCTTCTGCTGTGCTTCGGTTAACTCACTTGCTTTGATAATGTACACTTCCTTTAGTCCTGCGTCAATACACGCTTTCAATCGCATATTACCACCCAACACTATGTTACTATCGTCTACTACTATCGGTCTTAACTTTAGCATTTCTGGAAACTCCTTAATCGACTTCACTAGTTTCCTAAACTTGTTCCCTTTAATCAATCTTGGATTTTTAGGGTTTGATTTTACTTGACTGATTTTAACTAACTCTGTTTTCATACCTTTTCTGTTGTTACTTCTACATCTTCTAAATATAAGTCTGACACCAACTCCATTACTTTATCTATTTTACTATCGTCAAACTCCTCTACTCGTTCCTTAATAAACAACTTTTCGATTTGTTTGTCGCCTATTCCTAATTTAGGAAGTAGTATGTTAAGGGTCTTGTCTAAATCCTTGTTAAAACGCTTGTAAACGCTCCACATATTATCCGCGTGGATTACCTTACTATGGTCGTATTTTAATCCAAACTTACCGCCTATGTGCCTTATTATCGTGGCTACTTGTGAATACCCCAACCTGTGATACTTTAACAATATATGTATATATAACGCTCGTGCTTCAACATACTCCCTTTTTCTCGTGGGCGTGAGGAAGTTAAACCCAACCTCGTCCCTTACTAACCTATACAAGGTATCATATTTCTTTAACATAAAACTCCTTTTAAAATATAATCATTAACATCTTTATCTTTCCACTCGTTGTAAATCGACAAAGCACTTTGCACTTTTGCTTTTCCTCGCTCGACAAACGACTCCTCTATGTCAAACAAACCAATGTCCAGAGTCCCCTTGTCTATTACTAAAAACTTAAATGCTGTGTAATCTATACCAAACAACTCGCAATATATGTACGCCTGTACGTCATAATTGTAGTCATCTGCGGACTTGTCAAAATTCTTGACACTTTGACTTGTTTTTAAATCAATGATAACGCCATCCCTTAATATGTCCGCCTTACCTCTAAATGGTATTCCTTGCACAAACCCTACCTCTGGGACTTCGTACCTTGCGTTCTCTATTAACCTTCGTACTTGTTCGTTTTTCCATACCGCATCCACTAGACGCTCTCCCTTACGTTGCTCCTCTGATGTAAATACTTGTACACCTTCCGCTTCCAATTCCTTAAACTCCTTTGCCGCTCTGGACTTTGCACTAGTGAAGTGAAACTTCTCGTACTTTTCTGGTTCTAGTAACTGCGTGTGCATTAACCTACCTATACGCATTGCAGGACTTTCGTCTTGTTTGTAATTTTGTAGGTACTTCCATTTTTTAGGACTCTCTAACAACTGTCCTATTGTTGTGCTTGACATTACTATCTGTGATAACTCGCCATAATAGTAACTATCATCTTCCATTTTTTGGATTAGGTCAACATAGTTATACTCAACTCCATCTAATAATTTAACTAACTTGTTTGACATACGCTTGTGTATATTTTAATTGTTCAACATTCCATTTGTCTACATTACTTTTAGGTACAAACCACCAATCCGCTTCGTTACATTCCAAACCATCCGACTTGGGTCTGATAAACATATAGTGACTTATTCCTTTGTCCTTATGATGTGCCTTGTAATTTACCCTAAATTGTTGAGTATCACAATACATTCCTTTTACATCTATTTTCTTATCTCCTACAATTATATCCTCTCCCACGATCGCTTTGCTATGAACCAACTGATTTGATGTATATTCTTTGCCTATGCTCCAGAAAAAATACTGTGCTATTAACTCGCACTTAACCCCTAATTGAGAGACTAACTTGTTTCCTCTGTTGTATTCCTTTGCCCAAGACTGCGTACCTAGATGCACTACGTCCCTTAATCCTCCTATGTATTGACCGCACTCATTGATAAGCGGAGGGTAACTTGCTGTTCCGCTTTTCATACTAGTCCTAACTTGCACCTTACATATCCCCACCATTGTAAAAATGCTCCTGTATTGTAAAACTCGTCCTGTGTGAATACATATACTTTACCTTTCTTTCCTATGATGGTCACTACTCCAGACGGAAGTACTGTAACCTTATCTAACAAATTGCTCATACTTTTTTATTATTATTTGTAAATCCTCGTTTTTCTTTTCAACCTTCCTTGCACGTTCTATTGCTCGGTTCTTGTCTGCCCTGTAATCCGACAACGCTTTATCGTATGCCCATCGGTCTGACTGCAACTCGTTCACGTAAAACGTAACCTCCACTATGGCTTTTGACATTTTACTTAACGTCTCGGTTGGTTTTTTCTTGATCGCTTTAAGAACAAGAGTACTCAACAATTCCATATTGCTAAAGTACTTCATATCCTTAATGTTTTTAATCTTATTCATATCCCTTGATTACATCGAGATTTAACTCCGTTGCGACATAGTTGATGTGCTTACTTGTTGTCACGCTATACCAAGCAGGTACTATTAAATTAGGGTACTCGATTGTAGCAACGTGCGTTTCGTAACTATATACCTTATCGTTAATAATCATAAGGTTTTGCTTGTATCTGTCAAACTTTTGTATATTCATTGTTCTTTGCTTTTAGTTGTAAAAATCATATTTTGTTAAGTGGTCTGTTCCTACTATCCACCCATCAAATTTTCTTATTGAACAAGTTGTGTTTGTGAATTGGTCATCCCCCCATTGCACTGGTTCGTGTATCGTTTCAAATGTAATTGAGTGATTATCCTCCCAAACTTTTGTTACTATTGCTTGAACTTCAAGACCTGTTACCCACTTTGTAATTGTTTTACCAATCATTTTGTGGTTTTTAATTTGTGTAAACTCTTTTGATGTTTCGAACTGTGATTTCATTGTATTTGTATTTGTGTTTGATGGTGCTAATATACGCAAATATGTTTACGTTTTACACGATTGTGAAAAAAAGTTGCTAGTTAACAAAAGTTTAACATTTCTAACTTTCGATAGGTTTATGGATATAACTTGCGATACCCTCTGGGAGCAAATAAACGTCTTTTAAGACACGTTTGCTGTTCCATAGTGTAGTTTTAGGGGACATAAGTTTTTCGAGTTTAAAATCCTTTATTCCATCCAACCAGAACATATACGTCCCTTCTGGATCGCTGACAAAGTAAATCTTTACAATATCAGAGTCTAATTCCATAAGTGCATTGTACTTTTTTACTTCCAACATTTTAGTTTCATAGTACTTGTCTCTAAACTTCATCTCGATTACACACTTTTTACCCTTTGGAGTATATCCTTTAGCATCGTACACCTCAAACTTGCCACCAGTCCACTCCAACTCCCATCCGTCAAACCTGTTTAAAAACTCTACTACTATCTTTTCAAACTTGTGTACTGTTTCAACTTTCATACAATTTATTTAAGTCATTGATGTACTTCTGTGCTTGTTTTGGATTACAACTGCACAACTCGACTTTTCTGTGATTGAAGTACTTTGCGTGTAACTCGCTAACCTTGTCTGCTTCTTTTCTAGATATTCTTGAACTTGGTCTGTTCCTAAATTCCACCCACCAATCTTTATCTTTTTCTTCCATCTCTAAAAATCTTTATCTCGTTCCATTCTTCCCTTCTGCGGTCGCAACCACAATCGTCTCCCCATATTTTTTTTACTATCCACCTTATACCTGTGTATCTAGTGAATACATATACTAAATCGCCTAATCTCATTTTTTGTAATATCTATAAATTATATAACTTACTATTCCTGCTGATATACAAACAGGACAAGGATGTAAAAATGCTAAATTCATCGCAAAATTTTTTTAACTTTATTTATTGTTCGCTTGATGGAGTAATAACTTATGCCTGTTAACTGTGACAACTGCAACATACTCATACCTTTCTTATAGACAAATTCAAAAATTTTTTTGTCATACCAATACAACTTATCTATTTTTTCTTGTATCTCGTTCATAAACATATCTTTGTCAAAGTCTATATTGTCTGTCAACTGAACGTCCTCTAAAGACGCTTTTGGATATTTTACTTCTCTACGCTTTTTTGTGATGTATAGACTATTCAATGTTTTAAAAACAAAATAGTAATTTATCTCGTCTCCATTATACATAATGCTTTTTGCCTTGTCGCTTCTTAAATACCAATCATAGATTTTTAAGTACATATCTTGAACATAGTCCTCCGCTACATCCTCGTCCGCACCAAAACTTAACACAATTCTTACCCAATCTTTGTGCTTGATCGCTAAATCATTTAATAAATTCTCCATTTGATTTTAACACCTACAAACAAGAAACATATTAAAATTTCCTCCCAATACTCGTCCCTGTCATATAACAACCCCACTAATGCTCCCCTAATTATCAATAACTGTATCATCTTTTCCTTTTAACTTATCTACTTCCGATGCCAACATTTTAACCAATACATATAACTCGCCTATTGCTTTAGACATACGCTTGATTTTTGCTGACTGTGACTCTCTTGCTTTCATACTAAAATGGTATATTGCTTTGCTCCCTAATTGGTATATCAATAACTTTTTTGCTATTCATCTCAAATCCTACATTGTTCACTATTGACTTAAACTTGATTGGAGCGTCAATTGGAGTAGGTCTACCTCCTGTCTCTACTTCCTTTACTTTTCTAATGTGAACCATACTATAAACCCAATCTGTTGGGTGTTGCACGTACCTGTGAATTACAATAAAATCATCTGCCCTATTAACGAACTTACCACCTCCCTCAACGTCTGATGCAAGTGGAGGTATGGGGTGTCCTGCGTATTCGTGTCCTATTGGATGCTTCATTCTTAATGCTTGTGTATTGGCGTGGGTGTTTAGCCATACGCTTACTCTCGTTTTTTTGCAAAATTGTCGTATTTCCGTTGTTGCTTGATAATCATACTCGTGACCACCTAAGGACTTGTTCATTTCTGGGTCTTTAATTAAACTATTGTATGGGTCTATTAAAAACCCTTGATAATCCCACGCCTTTTTTATACCTCGTGCTAATTCTATTAACTCCCTGTAATTATATAACTTTTCGTTATCTATAATTTTAAAGTGTGCTTGTATATATTCAAGATGGTTTTTGTAATCCTCCTCGTCGATTTTGTTTATTGGACTTCCTGCTAAGAACTCAACCAACTTTCGGATAACACTATGTGCTTCGTTCTCACTACTAAATACTAACCACCGCATATTATGTGACTTACTGTACGCTAACATTAAATACAATATGAGCGTTGTTTTACCTACGTTTGCGTGTCCTAGTATTACATTAAAATTACCTTCTTTAAATCGCAGGTATTCGTCTATTTCATCGAACCCTAACTTTAATCCTTCTTTGATAGTACCCTGTCTTACAAGGTCTATATGCTGTATTGCTTTGTTGTAATCAATTAACATTTATAGTTTTGTCTTTTTGTTTTGTCTAATATATAAAAAAAAAAGGGGACGCTAGTCCCCCTTTAATCAGAATGGTAAATCCTCTCTGTCTGGATTTTGCTGTGCATTTGTTACAGGCGGAGGAGATGGCTTAAATTGACTAACTGTCGCTTTTAAGTTATTTCCATATTGGTCTGGTGCTTTACGCTCACTTGCGTTGATTACCACCTTCTTTTTTCCATCCTTTCCTGTGAAAGCATATTTTTCCAGAATACTAATATCTAGAGTTAAACTATTAAACTGTCCGTACTTTCCATCTATGGTCTTTCCTTGACCACAATAAATTACATCACTCATTTTATTTGCTATTTATTATTGTTTTAACTATATCCCAATTGGCTAACGCTGTTTGTTTTATTACATCGTCATCAACTGTACTTTCTGCCCATCTCTCGTTTGCTCCTCGCATACAAGATTGTGCTATAATGATTTTGTCTTTAAGTGTTAACTCCGCTTGTTGCACGTCATCTTTTACTAAAAAACAAGTGTTATACTTCGGATTGCTAACCTTATACTTGATCACATCCCCTGCATTAAGTGGGGTCTTGTCATTTAGAGGTATCAAAAATTTGAATGGCTTTGCTTCCCCCTCTAGCCGAATATCAAAAGTGGAGTAGTCCTTCCAAGAACCTGTCGGCTTTACTAATTGAATTTTACCTGTTTGCATAATGTTCATTCAATAGATTGTTGTTTTGTATTTCCTCTTTTGCTTCTAGAACCGCTATGCGACTCCGTAACTTGTCGATTTCGTTTTGTAAGGCATCGACTCTTGCTCTTAAATACTCATTTCCTTGCATAATTTGTGAATTTACTTATTAACTTTTGTAAATATATGTAAAAAAAATGATAAAAAAAAGAGGGATGATATAAACACCCCTCCTTTAGACAAATACAAATTACAATCAAAGAATGATTGACACAAATATACTTACTTTTTTATACTATCCAATTTTTCTTTGTATTCTTTTACAATCCAGTCTAAATCGTAGTTGCTTAATTTAAGTATTTCCCTTCCTCTTTGCCATAGTAAATCTGCTGTACCTTTACCATACTTTGCATCTAATTGTACACCAAACTTGTACTGTTCTCCGTATCTAAATATGTTACAACTTTTGCATTGCACTTGTACGTTCTGCTCGTCCCATCTTGTGCTGTATTGCTTACGACTAACAAAGTGACCTGCATCCATACTTTTCCAATGGTCTTGCTTTCCGCAAGTAAAACATTCTACATTACCATTCCTGTCCGCATACCTTTGACGGATGTATTCGCTAAATGCCTTGTCGGCTTTTTTGACTAGTGTTGAGCGACTAGGTTTTTTCACTCCTCTCTGAACTTTAGTAAAAAACTACCTAAATATACGTCAATCTCCTTAATCTTTCGGTATATGAAGCGACTTGTTGCTTCTGCTGATGACCTTTCTGACTTCGGACTATCTGTTCCTAAATTACAATATTGGTCTGCGTTCAATTCCAACAACGCATCTATTTTACTCTTGCTCGACAAGTTTCTGCGGTTCGTTATGTTTTCTGCCTTCTGTCTATACATTTCGTTTTCCATTTGCCTATATATATATATATACTTAATAACTTAATATATAACTTATATGATTAAATATATATATAAATAAATATATATATACATATATAAAAAAAAGTCTTTTAAAGTCATATACGCAAATATATGAACTACTTTTTATTAACAACGTCTTTGGCTATTTTTTCGGCTGTTCTTCCTATTACATAACCTCCAACGCCTAACTGCAATAAATTCCAGAACTCGTTTTCCAACTCGGCATTTGGCAATCCAAACGCAGGTGCTATAAATTTGTTATACATTACTATAAACGCAAACCCTAACATTACTATAGGTCTCCACGATCGCTGTAACCAATTACCTCTTGCTTCTGCAACGATTATGTCCTTTTGCATTTCCTGTAATTGCAACTCCTTTTCTTTGAGTATTTTAAAAACTTCGTTCTTTGCTCGGATGCGTTCCTCGTCTGTTGTAAACAAGTTGTCTATTACACCGCCAACTGCTTTAATAACGTCTCCTGTAATAAAATCTAGTATTTTTTTCATCGCCCTTGACCTCTATACATTTTCCTGTAATTCTTTGACCCTTTTACTTTACTTGTTTTTGTCTTTGAGTGTACGCCTTTGCGATTTATCTTTTGCTTTACGATTTTTGCTACTTCCTTTACTCTAGACATACAACCAAATTACGTTTTGCACTTTTTCTGTATCTATATCTACGTGAATAAACGTGTCTGCTATGCCTATGCGCTTAAATCCAACGTCTTGTAAGCACCATAACAACTCGTGCCTGTCAATACTATTGTTACAATGTAAATCGACCGCTAAACCCCTTAAATGGCTTGACTTGCTAGTCGAACCTATACTTTGATTGTGTTGAGGAGTCCTGTAACCAGAGTTTACTCGTATGGGTTTTCCATATTTGTCTCTTGCTAAATCTAACATTTCTAACAACCTTTTATCCATTAACTGTCCGCTACCTTGTACGTCTGGACTATCAAACTCGTGATAATTAAAGTACTTTAACATAAACCACAATTGACACAAAAATCACATTCCATTATTTTTTCTTTTATTCATTAACCACCACTTGTGTATAGTGTAACCAATGGTAACTGCAAGAACCATTACTTTTAAAATTGCTTCTATTTCCGTTAGCGATAACGCAAACGCTCCTATATTCATTCCGTATATTTTCAAATCTGTTAAATTCATTAGAAGGGTGGTCTTAATGTCTTGCTGTTATTAGCACGAACTTTTAACAATTTACTATCAACAAAAGTTTTCAACGCTTTAACATCTACACTATTTTCTAACCACCCAACAACTTGCTCTTGTGTTAAATTTTCGTATTCTGTAAAGTTCTCTAGGTCTGGACTTCCTACTAAAGCAGAGTCTTGAACAAAGGTCTTAAACTCTCCATCTGTTACTCTATACAAGTATTGTATTTGATAAACTACGTTAACTAAATCGCCCTCGTTTCTTTTAACTTTTATTGCTTGTATTTCCCAAGTGTATGTGTTCATATTAGTATGTATTTAATTGTGCTCGTTTCCATTCGCTAGATGATGTTCTTACGTATATATAATTGGCGTCTATTCTTATTTCGCCTACTTCCCCATCGTCATCTGATGCAGTAGTAGTTAATTGACCTATACCAAATCTGCCTGTATTTAAACTTAATGTTTCACAACCTAATCCGTCATCTCCAAACTGGTCAACCTTTGTTTGTAAAAATGTTGTGCCACCCTCTTTTAACAAAAAAGTTTCGTCTTCGTTACTGCTTATAGTAACACCTTCTTCGCCACCTAATGTCAATAAACTTTGTGCCTGTACTGTAAAATTTGCAGTACTACTAAAATTGTAATCTACATTTCCGTCATCGTCTGGCAAAATTGAAAACAAAGTTTGGTTGTTAGATTTGAATAAAAAACCTCCTCCGTCTCCTGCGGTTGCTTTTGATTGTATAGTTAAAATACGTGGGTCGTTATCGTAATCGCCTACGTCAAACTTAATTGCACCACCATTATTAAAAGTATCGTCGGCAGGTTTTTCTCCTACAAATAAATCGCCACCAAAAGGGTTAATCTTAATGTCGTTAGCAACTGTCCCACCTGTGTTAGACGCTTGTAAAATAATTCCTGTACCATTGTCACGATTAACTGTAAATTTTGTATCTGTACTTGAATGAGGTTTTACCGATAAAGCGTTGTCTTCATCAACATTACTTAATTCAATTTTTGCTCCTGTATCGCCAACTATCTGCACAAAGTCATCTGGACTATTTGTTCCAAAACCAACGTGATTGTCAACGTAATCTACAAAAAAATTGCTGCCAAAATTTAAACTGTTTTCTGGCTGCATAGAAATTGTGTCGAAAGCAGTAACAAAAAAACTTCCGTTTGAAGTACTTGAAACAATACTAACATCGCCCTCGTTTACATTTAACTTAATATCCTCTGTTGTACCTGCTTCTACGTGAAGTTTTGCAGTAGGATTTTCTATGCCAATACCTACCCTTTGATTTTCGTCTACTCTAAAACCCTCAACGTCATTAGTAACAAAACGTATTTGACCATTTGTATTATCTGTTCCGTTAACACGAAAGACCATAAATTGGTTAGTCGAGCCGTTGTTTTCAAACGATGCTGTTTGTGTACCTGTGGTGTGTCTAAAATTTATTTGCGTTCCAAAATCTCCCGCTTCTTTTATTCTGACACTTCCGTTTTCAGTTTGAACGTCTAATACTTCGGCAGGATCACTTGTATTAACACCTAACTTTCCTGTCGTATTTATATCTGTGTTTGTAATAGTTAACTCGCCTGTTATTGCCATACCATTATCAACACGACCCAAAGACATAGCACTA